GTCTAGACCACCATCATTTAATTTAAGAGCGTTCTTAGCAATATTTCTAAGGATCTGACCCCCAGAGAGATCACCCAAATATCTAGTATAATGATGACCCACAAGAAGTTCAGTCTGGTCATGTGCTACCTCACGGATACGATTAACATACTGTTGACATGCTTCAGTAGGATAGATAGTATCTTTCCAATCTTCACCATAAAAATACTCACAGTCTTTTGATAGACCATCATGTCTATTAAGCTCTTTTATATTCAATGGTCCTACATAAGGATCATCTTTTAATCGTTTAACTTCTGATTCTATAGCATGATATATGAAGTAATAGTTAGCAACTAGTTGCCTATACTTCTCTTTATTCACTACTCCACGAAGGAATGAACTAACAAACTTTGTATTCTCTGCTGCTGAGTGAGACTGTTTAGTCCCTACTTTTAATTCCTGTGCTAATCCCATACTAAATCTCCATTATGTATATTATATCATAATTTATGCAATATTTCCACTACTAGGATTTGCATGGAAATCTCCTGTAGGATTATTCGGAACAAACTTATTAGTTTCTGAAGTGAAAGATTTATCCGATTGTATATTTTCAGAACCTGTTACTTCAGCAGCATTAGTTTTCTGAGTACCAGCCTTACCACTATTACCAATAGCACTAGGAGTACTTATTGCTGAAGCACCAGCTTCTGCAGCACCATCTTGCTGTAATACACTACTGGTACGACTCAAACTATCCAACTTACCAAAGTAATAACGATCATATGCAAAGGTAACAGTGCATTCAAGAACCTGAGCACCTTCATATGAAACAGGCATTGATGTTACATTAACAGGGAATGCATTAAGGAAAGTATATTCAACATTTCTAAAATGATCTTTATCAAATTTTTGTATTCTTATAGTGTCTACTTTATAATCTGCAGGATATTGCATTCTATGATAATATGCTTTTTCATGCTTTGAAACTTCTCCATCAGCACCAGAAGCAATAAAATCTTGCCACAACTCAAAGAATTGAAGAACTCTATAATCAGAGTCAACATAAAAAGTAAAAGTGCTATCAGTATAAACCCTAGAGTGAGCCATCTTCTCAACTATACCCATCCTATTACCTTCAATCTGTGCTGTAGCAAAAGAAGTTGCTGGTAATTCTGCAGCATTACAATATAAACCAAGATCTCTACCAATAAAATAATTACTGACAAGAGGAGCTTTACTACTAATATATCCTCTCAGACTTTGTAATGAAGCAAATCCAGAAAAGAATACCTCATAATGATTAGTAGTAGCAACCTTTTGAAACTGCCTAACTATGCTTTTAGTTTGTTTTACTCGTGGGTAACTTGGCACAATAAATACCTAAAGGGATCTTACGACATATGGCTCGATCAGGAAGATACAGACCTTCTAATATAAAAAAGTATAGAGGGGACTATCGTAACATTATTTATCGCAGTTCCTGGGAAAGAGTGTTTATGAAGTATTGTGATAAGAATGATAATATAATAGAATGGGGTAGTGAAGAGGTTATTATACCCTACAGATCACCACTTGACAACAAATTGCATAGATATTTTCCTGACTTTTATATAAAAGTAAAAGACCTTTCGGGAGTACCTAAGAAGTATATTATTGAAGTGAAACCCAAAAGACAATGTACTGCACCAAAGGTTCAAACAACTAAGAATAGAAAATATGTAAGAGAAGTAATGGAGTATGCTAAGAATCAAGCAAAATGGGGTGCAGCAAGAAACTGGTGTGCTGATAGAAGAATGGAATTTAAGATACTAACGGAGGATAACTTAGGTGTCTAGACTACAGCCAATTGTAGATGAATTTGTCGGGACTGAACAACCCGATGATACAATGCTGGAAATTTTAGATGCTTTACAGGATACTAAAACTATCCTACCAGAGGAAGGTGGGTTCTATACTTTTGTATATCTACCAAAGACTCCTATGATTGAATATGACGAGTTTCCTTTGATAGCATGTATGGAATTGAAACAATGGGGATTTAGAGGGTTTAATTATCATTGGAATAAAATGAGAAATTATACATGGGCAGAAGTGATTGGAGAATTCCATGAACTATCAGTTGCTGAACTAAATCATGCTAGAGAATTATCATATGCAAAATTCAGGCTAAATACATAAAAAGATAGTGTATAATGGCAACACTTAGTCCTAGTGAGTTTTTAAAAGCTCCGACTAAAAAGAAAGCAAGTAAAGGTAAAGTAAGTGTACTAAGATATCCGTATGATATTATTAGTGCATCCACCGATTACTTTCAAATCGATGTGATGAATTATAAAGCAACGGGAGGTACGAATCCATTTAAAGCAAATACAAGAATTAAAAAAGGAAAATGGATTGGTCCATATTCAATGGACACATATAAAAAGAAGGGTTTAACAGAGTCTAGTGCAACGGTTGATGAAAATGGTATTGCTCAGTTCGTTGATGGTGAGTTAGATCAAATGAGTGTTAAAATGCTTAGTGATCAATATTTAAATGGAAGAGCAGATAAAACTATTATATTACCTATACCATCTGATATTCAAGACTCAAACGGTACTAAATGGGGTGAAGATGAAATAAATGACTTTGCTGCTTGGGGTATGACACAAATGGGAAAAGTGATTGAGACAGATACTATGAAAGAAGCAGCAGAAGTTGCAACTAATACAATAGGTCAAATTGCCAGAGCTTCAAAAGGTGCAGGAGGAAAAAATTTAATAGATTATTTTAAAACAACTGCAGTAGTAACTGCTGCAAATGCTATGGGTGCAAATACATCAGTAGATGGAGTTTTGGCAAGGAGTTCTGGTCAAATAATTAATAAGAATGTAGAACTTCTATTCAGTGGTGTACAATTAAGATCATTTAATTTCTCTTTTGACATGTCACCCAGAGACGAAAAAGAAGCAGAAGTGATTAAGCAAATAATTTTTGAATTAAAGAAAAGAATGTCTCCTAAAATGAATAGAGATCAAATGGGTTTCTTAAATTCACCAGATGTATTCAGAATTGCATATAAAAAAGGAAGGGCAGAACACCCATTCCTTAATAGTTTTAAGACATGTGCTTTAACACAAATGAATGTTAATTATACAGGGTCAGGAACTTATGCAACTTATGGTGGAAGTTTGGGAGCTCCTGTTCATTTGACAATGAGTTTAAGTTTTAAAGAACTTAACCCAATCTACGCTGAAGATTATGATCCAAGTGAATCTAACGGATTTAAAGGCAAAAAACCATCAGGAGTTGGATACTAATGGCACACTATTTCAGTTACTTACCCGATTTTGGATATAAAAATCCACTTGCTACTAGTAATAGCATTAGCAATTATATACTTGCTAAGAATATTTTTAGAAGGGTCAAAATACATGATGATGCACTTACTGATATAACCTTTTTAAATTCTTATACTATTTCTGACGGTGAAACTCCACAAGATGTTGCTGAAGAATTATATGGTGACTTAAAATATGATTGGATAGTATTAACAGTAGCAAATATTATGAATGTTAGAGATCAATGGCCAATGTCTAACAGAGCATTATGGAAATATTGTAATGAAAAATATGGTGGAGATATAAATGCTACTCAATTTTATGAGACAAGAGAAGTTAGGGATGCAGAAGGAAGATTAATTCTTCCTGCAGGTAAAGTAGTTGATAGATCATTTACAATACCTGACCCAGACACACATAATATAAATCTTTCCATTGATAGTGATATCCCTCTTGTTATAGGGGTATCTAACTGGTTAGCAGAAACCAGAAAAAATGAAAAGAATAGAACTATTAAAGTAATGAAAAGGGGATATCTAACTACCTTCTTGTTGGATATGAGAAACGAGGTATTCTATAAAAAAGGTTCACAAACTATCGATAGAACAACCAAACTTGCTTCAAACCCTGAAATTTAATTATCTCATTTTAGGTCCACTTGCCCATCCAACAAGAACATATCTAGTTCCTTTAGTTATGTGACTAGCCTTGTGTGGACATCTAGAATCAAAAATAACACAATCTCCTTTTTGATTATCTATCTGACAATGCCTGTTAAAATAATCAACTAATATTAATTCTCCACCTTCATAATCTTCTGCATCAGAAAGTTGCACACTCATGCTTAACTTTCTCCAGACAGTTTTCTTTGGAGCAATTCCATAATCACAATGCCACTGGAAATTTCCACCTACATCATACTTAAGTATCTGAAATTCATAGGTATTGATATCAAATTGATAATTCTGGTCATTAATAGCATTAAATAAAGATCTACCAATACTAAAGACAATAGAGTCTTCCTGTACTGGGTGAATGGAACACACTCTAAACTTATCGTCTGCTGGTACACCAGCAGATCCTTCATGAGCAACTAATTCCCTTCTAAAGTGTCTATCATCTTCCTTTAAATAATCTAGATAAGCATCCAATTGCTCAATAGCTTCTTCATTTATAGCAAATGGATAAAAAGGATCCTCAAAGGATCTGTTATAATTTTTTGCTCCTTCTGCCATTTCAGAAAAAGTCCTATCATCATCTAAATCATCTCTGACCGTCATTTTAAATCAATGCTTCAAGTTGTGGTAATGTAGTTGCGTTATTAATGGTTGTATATGGAACTGAGGGATTAGATTTAAGTGATGCAGATTCTCCCTTCATATCTGCTATTGCTTGTATATCTGTGTTCTCTTTTTTTATAGCAAGATACTGTGATTCTAATATCTCAGTAGTAAGTGTCTTTGCTTTAGTAAGATCTGTTGTAACAGCTTTTAAGGCATGATCATATACCCACGCAGATCTAAAATCCTTAGAGGGTAAAGTCGAAGGATCAATAACTGAATAGTTAGATGTTGGAATGTCCTTTGCTATAACAGCATCATCTGATAGAGCACAATCCATTGTGGGGATTACTACTCTACAGTTACCGTTAGCATCGGCATATGCGATAACTTTATTGCG